AAATTTTTAGCTAGCAGGCATTGTCACTGTCATAGACGTGATACTTACCACATCTCCAGAAGTAATTGACACTGAGTTCAAATTAATATCTCCTGAGCCAGCACCTACGACCAGTCCAGTGATAATATCAGTATCAGCGCCATTAGTCATCTTTGCTTCTGCTGCAGTGTTCGTAGCCACTGCAGTTCCATTAGCAATAGCAGCAGCAGTAGCAACACCAGTTGATGCGCCACCAAATGCAGGATTGCTAAACAAATTAGTAACAAGCAATACGCCAAGACCAGTTGTATAGATTTTCAGTTTACCAAGTGTGGTTCCTGAATCCATCAGATCTACAACTGCGTTACATGCAGCGTTTCTTGTAGCTGTAGGAAGTGTTAAAGCCATTTGAATTCTCCTTTTTAAAAAAGGCCAGTTTTAAGTCCTGGCCTATAGTTAGATTGTTTAGGTCGTTACGTTAATACCGAAATGAACCATGTGATTAGAAGCTATTGCATGCATTGGCATGAAAGCCTGTCTCATAGAAGCTACAATGTCTGTAGTCTGAGTACGAGGTCTGTAATCAGATTCAACTGTAATACCCCTACGATTTCCAATCATGAAACCCTTCGTATTGACAAGTAGAAGACCAGCTTTTGTAGTCGTTGATGCATCATACTTACCAAGTGTATTCAGAGTTTCACGCATAAATTCAGAACGATAAACTGGTGAACCGAACAATTCACCAAGAACACCGGTCTTAATTGTAGCTGCAGGTCCCATCTTATCAAGCGTTACCACTAATGCATTGTTGTTAGCATCTGTCAGACCCCTTAACTGTGTCCATACAGAAGTGCCTGCAATCCAAATGCAATCAGAAGGCTGATAGTAAATTCCAAGCAACTTACACATCGCATTGATCTGTGCAAGTGTTGGGAACGAAGTACCAACATCTGTTGTATAAGAATTAGCTAATGCAAGTGGACGAAGACCACTATAAATTCTAAGCGCATTCGATGCAGCACTGTTATCTGAATCGTATGTGTTACCATTAAAACCATTGATAAGTGCGTTTTCTTCTGCCCTTGACAGAGTATTCGCAATATCACCTTTAATAGCTGGCAACATAGAAATTATGCTATCTTCTTCTAATTCGCGGGTAACAGGACATGAAACAGTAAGACGTTTTGCATCAAACTGTACATATGAAGTTCCGATATTAGAATCAGTAGCATCTGCGCCTTCTGCAATTATGTAAGCAGTTGTTCTGCTTGTTTGAGCAGGATAATTGAACGGATTCTGCGGCATAACAAAAGACGGAAATGCTGCAGCAACTGTTCTTGTAAGTTCAAACATTGCAACTAAACTATTTGACCAGCCAGTAGGAATCCATTCAGGTCCATATCCTGTAGTACCGGTACCCATAGCTGCTTTCAAAAGTTCAGAAGCATTCGTTTCAATATCCCTCATAAAAGATTTGTAGATATTGAGTTCTTTAATTCTTGGTGACGGTCTGCCATCACGTTCTGTTCCATACATAATTGCTGATGTCAAAAGAATATCATCATTTCTAGATTGCAATTTCTTGATTTCTACTTTGTCAGAATCTGATTTGATTAGAACATCAAGACTATTTCCAGGATTTTCATTCTGAATTTTAGTCTTGAATTCTTTTCTCACTTCATCTGCTTTTGCAGCGATGAGTGCGTCTAATTCAGCTTTTGTCATATTGATTACTCCTTAATTTTTAATTGTTTAATGACTTCTGCAAGAAGATGTTCAGGAATTTCAAGTTTTGGGTCATCGATATATTTCTGAATGTCTTCTTCTTTTTCTACTTTTGTTGCTTTCAATTTTTCTAATACTTTAGCTACTATCTTATTAATCATGTCTTCATCATCTGGCTTCTTTTCATCTTTTGGCTTTTTTTCGTCTGGTTTCTTGTCTTCAGGCGGAAAAGCTTTTTCTACTTCTATACGGTCTGCTTCATCAAGTGCTTTCAGAATTCGTTCTTTCAATTCAGGATTCTGAATTTCTTTTAGGAGAAGCAGAGCAAGTTCTTTATTCATGTTTGCTCCTTGTTCTGATTTAAGTAAATAGAATTTTTTCTTGTTTGCACCTTTAGTGACTAATGCTACAGCTTCAATATCCATGTCGACAAGATTACCTTTCGATAATTTCATTTGTCCGTCATCTGATTTTTGAAGATCAGGGCCTTGTCTACCATGCCCTTCAATTGAGTAAGCATTAAGTTCACCATCTACAATCGATTTCCAAATTTTTTCATCAAGTACATGTGTAACCATCACCCAAGATCCTTTCTTAATTAACTCACCATTGATTCTATAATCAATAGGAGCTATGAAAGATTCAACTACTTCAGCTTGGGAATTGATTCTTTTCTTATGCATTAATGAAACTTCAGAATATTTTGGAAGATAATTGTGTGCAGTCTTTTCAATTTCATCAGCAGTTGCATAATCACCATGAGCATCAAGATTATTACCATCCCATGGTTCATAGACAACACCATATACTAGACGTTTTGCTTCGTCTTTAATTAGTATACATGTAAATTCGAATGGTATCATTTGTGCTTTGATAATTTCACCTGTTGCAGTTAATTCTGTTGATGGCAATATTTGAATGTTCTTAAGAATTTTAAGTTCTTTAAGAATTGATAGTGTTTCATCATCTGTTTTCAGAATGTTATTTTCTTGTCCTATTGCCAGAAGTTCTCTGACGTTATTTGGCTTTTGGTTAGTAGATTCTATTACTTCAATATCTTGCATCGCTAGACCATACTTCTTGTTCATCAAGACAGGTTCTATTGACTTACATATACAATAACAAGATTCTTTCAATTCTAAATTTGTTTTTACAATACCAGCAGAAATCAAATTATCTTTTTCTCGTGGTTTTGCAGAATCTAATGCATAAGCAAGTTCATAGCCAAAAGAAACTTTGTTTAGAACTGCAAGTTTCATTACTTTCTTAGATGCTGCTTCTGAATCTATTGGTTTGAATTTATGTGCTGCTATCCAGTTTTTTGCTTCTTCAAATGTCATCTTATTAGAAATTCGTATTGCTTGTAATTCTGTTTTGTTATCGTCTGTAATACCAAAAATGAAATCAATACCTGGCCCGCCTTTATCATTCTGTCTAGCAAATGATTTGTATTTGCCTGGATCATTTATACGAAAAGCATGTTCATTTGGATATGGCATTCTTTTTTACTCCAGGAATAATTTTGACTGTATCTAAATAGATCACAGTCTTTTTAATCACTAAAGCAGAATCTAACAAAGGAATTTTAATTGTGTCATATGTGATGATCGGTTGTTTTATTGCAACTGTTGCTGCAGCAATTAATGCTAAAAGTATTAGTTTCATTTCTTCACCTCAAGTTTTGTTAATGCTTCTTCTTTGCAAGTAACAGTACCTTTGTCATCTACAATTTCAGTAATCTTTTTATTTCTGATTTCATCAATTGTAATTGTTGTACGCATTTAATACCCCTTTATTAATAAGTTGCTTCTGAACAAAATTACGATTCTACAAAAGCACATCTACAATTACAATTATTGTTTGGGCCGCCAGCAGGGTCACCAGGATATTGCATCTCAATACCGCCTACAATGAATGGTTCATCAATTGCAACTGATACACCGTTCATAACACCATTATGCCAATGTCTGCTTCTTTCATCTGTTGTTGCCAGCCATGTTTTCTTTACAAATCCATTTTCAATTGCAGTTTCTTGTCTAGACAAATTTGCTATATGTAAGTTTTCTGTTCTTGCAATCATTTGAGCATGACTGTATGGTTCTCGTGAAGTTCCTTCAAATATTTCTGAAACTCCTTTTCGTATTTGACTTACATCCCAGTTATTAGTTTGAGCGGTCTTAAACAATGTACTGAGACGTCTTTGATTTGTTTCTGTAATACTATTTGCAGATTCTTCAGACCATTTCGCAATATGCTTCTTCATTTGAGCATTGATCTTACTTTGAACTTCAGTACTAATTGCTTTGCCTGTTTGTCTTTTGTAATTAGTCTGAATAAAATCTTGAGATGTTTCTATATTAGCATCTATCAATTCTTTCATTAGACGTTTAGATTCTGCATCTAAAGAACCAATTGCTTCTTCAGCCATTCCTTTTTGAATGCTGTTAGAACTTACTATTGCTTGTACTTTATCAGACAGATGTTTGAAATAAGGTACTAAATGTAATTTGAAAACTTCTAAATTTCTATCAAATGCTGTATTATGTTCATCAATTGCTGCTTTAATTAGTGTTAAGTTAATTGCTTTAGTTACTGCATTCTTCTTAATTGGTGTATGTGAGAAGGACATTGCAATTGGTGTTGATGGTGCTGCAAACGAATCACCGCCTTCTATTGGATTAAGATCATACATGCTTACTCTGACTTCATTTGGTGTCATGATTTGGCCTCTGACAAGTACTTCAGCAGTCTGAGCTTTCTTCAATTCATCCTCTTTCAGTGCAGCTATTTCAGAATAGTCAAAACGTACTTCCATATTCTGCTTCCAGAAAATGCTTCTATTGAAGACATCTTGAATTTTCTTTAGTTTTGGCTTCATTGTATTCTGCCAAAACGTTTTCACCTGTATTTCACTATTGTTGTATGTTTCCATACCAGACAAGAAAGAAAGCATAATGGGCGGAACACCCAATGCACATAAGATCTCATCTCTGTTGTTATCTTTTTGTGCTTTCAATAAAATCTTATCAGGTTCTAAGCCGGCATTCTTGAATTCGCCATCTGAATCTATCACAGGAACATTGTGCGCATTGTTGATACCAGCTAAATTGGTGGCTGTTTCTTGTTTCAGTCTTTTAAATTCAAAGTCTTGCAGAGTAGCTTTCACTTTCAGATACATGTTAATCATGCCACCATTCTTAAAGAAATTCTTGCCGTACTTAT